AGAAGCATCAGCCGCAACTTTTGGCATCATTACTGAGCCGTCAATAGCTTCAAGCGTATCTGTTACAGGGATTGAAGTAAGTTTTGAGAAATCGCGACCTACACCATTACCGATAAAGCCAACGATGGGTGGAGCTGTTTTCTTAACGTACTTGTGGTCTTTGCCATTTGAGGACTCTTTAACACCCATTGCAGCAAGTGCAGGTGCATCATTTAGAATGTCGGAAAATTCGCCACTGTCAAAATCTTGACCGTTGATTGCTACCACTTCCGCTACTGTTTTCATGTCATTAGCCATTTTGTATTTCCTTTCTTTTTTTCTTTATTAATTATTTACTATCAGCAAATCTAACAAGACTAACTTTCTGTTTAGGCTTTGTTTCGACTGCTCCAAGTGCTAAGGCATCGCCGCCAATTTCTTTCTTGCCGGCCTCGATGATAGTTGACTGCTCGGCAATTTTAGCTTCAAGCTGTTTAATCTTCTCATCTTGGTTGGCAATGTGTTTCTGTTGTGCGGCTTCAAAGCTGACGCCCTCCGCAAACATTCTCGCGCCTTCTGCATCACCAAAAGATTGCATGTACTTTTTCAAGTCGGCTTTATCGTCAACCTGTGCAACCTCGGCAACTGCTACCGCTTCAACTTCTTCTGTCTTAGCTTCGGCTTTTAATTCTTCTTTAGGCTCTGCGATTTCTTGCTTTGCCTCTTCTACCGGTTGCGCTACTTCTGCAACTTCAACCGCTTTATTTTCCGCCACTTCCGCGGCTTTTACTTCGTCAATTTCTGACATAGTTTTTACCTCTTTTTTGTTTTCAATATTAAAAAGATCCGCGTAGGCCACGGCCTGTTTGAAATCCATTTTTTCATCAATAAAGCCCATCTCTAAAGCTTGGTCAGCATCAATAAAAAAGTCTTTTGTCATCATCTCGGCGAGTTCTTCTTTTGCTATACCCGTCTTAATGTTATAAGCCGCAATGGCTCTCTGTGTTAAAAAGTTGTTTACCTCTTCACTTGCGCCATGTACTTCATGAATCATTAGCGAACCAACATCCGACATAGAAACATGATCGCAACCCGCGCAAATAACTGATCCGGCTGAATAAGCAAAGCCATAAATAAAAGCGTTTGTTCTCTGCTTACTTGCTTTTAATGCGTCAAAAATTGACAAGCCATAAATCGCAGTTCCTCCAACGCTCATCATATGAATGTTGATTTCTTCATGTGCGCTGTTTATCTCGCTTACTATTCTATCAACATCAAAGCCAAGGCCGCCGACTTGTCCAAAAATTTTAATATCCATTTACTTTCTGTCCTCTTTTATCTGCATCTCTTCCACAAATTCCTCTGAGTCATCGACACCGAAATTTACAGAAACGCCATATTTATCGGCAAGCTTTTGAGCCTCCGCGATTTCTTTTATATTCTCCTCATAGTCTTCGCCTAATTGCTTAGCTACTTTTTGAGGATTAGTTAAGCCCATAGAAAGCTTTTCTTTAACTGCTTTGGACTCTTTAAGATTATCGAACCAAGGAAGGCCGGCCGATACAAATTCAAATAATATCGCGCCTTTATTCTCTGCAAGGTATGTGTCGCCGTTGGCAATAGCCCAGTCAATCTTCCACATGAACCAAGATGACAAAAATTCTCTAATATCGGCCTTTTTGCTTAGCGTGCTTTTCTCATAAGATTGGTCTGCTTTAACTGCTCCGGCAAAATTAGCCCTTGATTCATCATAAAAACTAACAGGGAAATCAAGGCATTTTAAAGCCATTTCAATCATCATTAGCATATAGTCTTGCGCTTGGTTGCTTGGGTTTTGACTCTCTAATAAATCAACTTTATCACCTGGGTCTAAGTCTAATTGAAACGGGCCTTTTCCTAAATTAACATCATAGCCAGATGGATTAACATCCGCAGGGTCTAAAATGTCATCGAGCGAAGTTCCGTTGTTCATCATGTCGCCCATTGACTCATCGCCATCTCTATGAAATGCAATACCGAAAAGCTGAGAGATTTTAAGCTTTGCTAATGCGTATTCGCTCGCCTCGGCTTGGTCTTGAAAAATACTCATGGCTGATAAAATTGGACTAATACCGCGCCATTGGTCAATTCGTTCAACATAGGCGAGATGCAACATATCGCGCTTATTAACATCCGCTAAAAATGAAACATTCCCGGAGCTATCGCGCTTTCCTACTCTTACCTTTTCGACTCTCTGCGTCTTATCATTAATTAATAAGCCTTGAACCCAACTCGCATTTTTTGGCTCTGTCTCGCCGTCTTTCTTCATGTTCTTAACACGATCAGCTTCGATTAATTGTACGCGACCATTGCGCAGTTTATAGGCAAATACATCGCCATCAACTGTTCTTGATGCTTCCATAAGTCGAACAGCTTTATTTAAATTAAAACGCCCGCTTTGATCGAAATTAGACTTGTTTGACCACTCATAAAATTTAGTGGTCAAGTATTCTTTGAGCTGTTCGTTATCGCCCATAGCTTTAAATCTAAAGTCTGAGACATAATCCAAATGTTTGCGGATTCCCCAGGCAGCGACCGCGAAATTTCTTCGCAAATCACGTGTGTTGGCGATAGCGTTTTTTCTCGCGCTTTGGCCTAAGTGCATTTCACTTGTGCCGCTTCTCGTCCTTAACCTTTTGCGGTCGCCACCTTGAAGAGAATTATAATCTTTTCCGCCCCATATGCCACTAAAGATTCCCATTTTATTGATTCCTCAATGTTGCGCCCATACTGGCAATTTTTGGCCTCTTATCAATACCGCTGATTTCTTTTTCAAGTTTAAGCGCAATACGTTCCATTTCCGATAAGCTTCTATACTTAACCGTTTGGCCGTCTAATTGAATTTCTGTAGCACCGGAGTAAATAGCTTCCTTTAGTGCATCAAGTCTTTCTGTGTTTGTGGGCATGTATTATTCTCACTTTTTAAAAAAGTAAGCTAGATAAAAACAACTTTCAAAGACACAAAAAAAGATTGATTCTAATAATTAGAACCAATCTTTAAAATGAAGCTTATTTTTATTTAATTAACGTACTTCGTAATTGAAAACAATACTGTTTCTGTTACATGCACTACACTTTCTTTGCTGCTTTACAAGGGTGTTAAAAGTCTTTCCTTGCACCCTGTGGCATACCTTCAATGGCGGATAAGATCTAGCTGCAACAAGCTTTGACATTCCGCAGTGTGGGCATGGTGTTTTAATTGCCTCAATCGGTGCGCCCTTGTATTCTTTCTTTGGCTTTGGCTCTTCTAAAAATGCGGGAGCTTCCTGCACTTCTTCTTTCTTTTTCTTTGCCGGTCTTCCGCGTCTCTTCTTTGGTGCTTCTGTCATGGTTCTATCCTATTTTGTTTTATTATAAATTACTTATTGTTAATGGTTTTTCAATTATTGTTTTTTCTGTCATTTAAAAAAGCTCTGAGCGCAGTACATAAGCCCGTCTGAATAATTGCTATAAAAAACAATTCTCTTTGATCTAGAAAACCAAATAAAACAACTAAAAATAAATTTAATATCATTAAGTCAGCTAATTCACTTCTCTTTTTCATTTTTTTCATTCTCCTATAAATATTTAACTTTGCTTCTGCGGTTTCTTCTCAATCGTTCGCCCTTGGTCATCATCTTTGGCTTATCGTTGTCCGGCTTTATTCCGATCATATCAGCCGCAGCACTTGCACCCACAACGCAGTCAAAAAGGTGATTATCTCGCGATTTATTAGGGTGCTTCCATTCGTCCACCTCTCGCGTTGGTGCTTTCACTAGTATCGACATTTCCGCGGTCATCTGCTCGGCGAACATCTTATGGCGTTCGGGTCGGTCTTTATATAAAGTTAATCCGCTTTTTGCCCCAGGTGATAGAGCTAGTCTTTCGGTAACAATAGTTTTCCAGTAATTAACATCAGCGTCAATACGTCTTATTTTTTGATCCTTAACAACACTCAAGCGCGAATGATTAAAATTCATTTCTCCACTATGGCAAGTATATTCGCTCATTGGCTTTGATGAAGCTTTGATACCAAAACCCATGTAGGGCAAAACTTCCGCCCGCCCAAACTCACGACAAAATTGATAAATCTTTTTAGTCGATAAGCCCCAACCGGCATCAATTAATAATTTACTTACTGTCAATAAAACGCCATCATCCCTTTCGCGCTCCATTAGTAAATCATTGCACAAGTCAGTTAATCCCGCGTAAAGTCTTGAGCCTAGATCCGTGGTGCTTGGATAGGTTGACCTAAGCCTTTGCTTTGCGTTGGCGTTTGTGTAATAATTCATTTTTTGTTCGGGGAAAGCTCCGTAGTCAATTACATAGCCGGTCGCGTCTTGTTCCCATGCAATAACCGTGTACCATAGTAAATCATCTTGCACGTCAATAAAGGCCGTCAATGCGTTGCACTGCTGAGGAATAACTTTGCGCTCGTATCCGTTAATCTTTTGCTGAACATCCTTAGGCTTTAATCGTTTTCCTATATCTTTTTCTTTTGGCGCGTTTTGATACTCTGAGAAAAAACTTTCTTCATCTTCCAAGTATAAGTGCATGGCGTGTTGAATCGCGCTTACTTCGTGTTCCGTCTTTCGCTTATCCCAGGAAGCTTCGCCACCCTCGTCTAATGTTGCGCGGTTCTCTAAATAGTAATCATTTACTTTTTTAGCATCGTATTCATCAGCTCGCAAGGCATCAAAATATAAATCGCGGTAAACTTCCCACGCATCCAAATTAACTGGCATCTTGCGCATCATTTGATAAATCTCCCCGCGCCACCTTGGAGAGATCTTTTTATCTAAAAGCTTGGCGGCTAGATCATCGGGGGCGATAATAGTACAGGGGCAAACGCCGTCTATTCTTTTACCTGCACCGGCTAAACCTAAAACATCTTTATTGATTAATTCCTCGCGCTTTGCAATCTGAGTTACTGAGTTTGCGCTCTCGGTTGTTTGCGGGTCATCAATTATAACAAAGTCCGGTCTTAATATCTCACCATCGGGTGTGATATGTTGCTTACCACGGATTGCAGAAGTTAAGCCACCAGTCTCAACAATTAGTGAACTAGTTGGATATGGCAAGCCTTCGTCATCCTCGATGTAAGGAAGAATTATTTTGTCCTTGCCTAATTTTATTTTAGTAGTTAAGCCATTGCATAACTGACCGCCAGCCCTGTTAGCTTGACCGCCTAAAGCTTGAAAAGGCACACAAGCCTCCGGGAAGTCTTCCAATAATAATTGATTTGTCGTCATAAAGGTTATTACACCCATAAGCATTTTTTCCGCAGCTGGTGAAGTTGCACCAATTAAAACTGGATACCTTTTATGCGCATAAAGTATCACCCACATTAACGCCCCTAGGCACATTGTACTTTTACCACTACCGCGAGGCATGGCAAGCGCGAACAACCCCTTGTCTAAAACTGAGGTTTGAATTTTAGCTAGTGCTTTTAAATGATCCGGCGACCATTCCAAATAAAAAGCCTCGGCCATGTAGGTTTCTAAGAATAGCTTTAAATCAAGTCGGCAAGATTCCCGCCTAGTAGGATTCATGCAAGAATACATTGCATCAGAAATATCGCGGGATTTTTCGGACACCTCCCGCGCTCGTCTTAGCTTCCGGTTTTTCTCCCTTTGGTCTAGCTCTTCTTTTGTATATTTCTTTTCAGCGGGCATGCGGGACTCACTTTAACCTAATTTAACAAAATTTAATAGAATATTATAAATATGCTTATACGGAAACTCCTCTTTATGTGGCGTCTTTATCTTAATACTTCCGCTTTCGTACCAATAAGTATATATATGCAATTCGTTTGTTTTCTCGAATGACTGGCCGAAGCAATTATTATTTAATAACTCTTCAAATAGCTTTTTGTAATC